TTCGTCCCCGATCTCCGAGCTGACGAAAGGCAGCAGCTGGTAGCCGGAATCCGGAATGACGCCGTAGCTAGGCGCGATCGCCGCCGCCAGAATGGCGTTGGCTCCGCGAGCGCGGATGACCATGGGTAGTCTCCTGGATGTGAGGAACCCGGCCGGGGCCGGAACGCAAAAGAGGTCCGCCGGCCCTTAGGCCAGCGGACTGGTGGTGGAGTAGACGAGGATCAGGCCGACCTCAGCCCAGCGGAATACGTCGGTCCCGTCGACCTGGCCGTCGTCGGTGACTGGCGCTTCGGGCTCGATCCATTCGCAGAGGCCGCCAAGGGTGCGGTTCGCGCTGACCATGCCGTCGAGGATCAGCAGCATGTCGTCCAGCGCTTGAGTACGGGTCTTGGTGGCGCTCTCGTAAGCGGCGATGTCCAGCGTCGCCCGGTGATTGTAGGTGTAGGTCAACGGCGACATGAACACCTCCGGCGGACCCGGATCGCCGTCGCGCAGGATGACGTTTCCGCCGGCCTCGTTCATGCGGCTGGGCTTCTCACCGTTCCGGCGAACCGTGGCGCCGGGCAACGCGGCGGTCAGGCTGGCCAGCAGTTGGTCCAGGACCTGTTCGCGGATGCTGGACATCTAGCGCGGCCCTTTCATCTTGGCGGTGCGATCCGGGATCGAGGACCAGGCGAGGTCCAGCAGCGGCTGGAAGCGCGCCTGGGCGCGGGCGGCGACGGCTTCCAGGTCCAGGCGCTTGGCCACGCGCACCTGCGGAACCAGGATGAACATGATCACCGCGCTCAGCGCCTTTTGCCCGGACCGGCCGCGAGCCAATTCGCGCTCGGAGGCGTTGCGCCAGCGGCCCGTCGCCTTGCGCACCACCAGATCCTTCAGGACCAGGAAGGCGACGCCGTTGCTGCGAATGCTGGGTGTGTGGAAGCCCTTGTCCCGCGGGCTGATGAACTGGAGCCGGCGATTGAACCGCGCCTCCACTTCCGTGGGCGTCAGCGGATCGCCCTGGCGCTGGCGCGGGACGTCCAGGGTGGGGATCGCGAGGAAGCGGCCCTTGCCGGGCACGATGGTGACGCCGGTCGCGTAGGCGTCGATGATCTTGGGCGCCTTGGTCCACGCCCAGCTGGTGGGATCGAGGCTAGTGCGGCCATCCGGGAAAGTCCGGCCGCGCACGGTGTTGGCCAGTCGCGTCCCGAGCCGGGCGGCTTCAACCGTCGCCCGCCAGTCCTCTACCAGCGCTGTCGTGCCGGCGCGCATGGCGCTGGTCATGGCGACGCCGATGTCGGCTTCGGTCTGCGACATCAGCTCGACGGTGCCGGTCATGGAATGGCGGGTGCGCATGGCTCAGAACCGGACCGGCGCGCCCTGGCAGACCCATTCCGCGCCTTGCTTGGCGCGGCGTGGATCCGCGATGATCTTCAGCACCTGGCCGCCTTCGGTCAGGGTCACCTTGTCACCCGTCGCGGGTGTGGCGATCTCAGAGGTTCGGACCCGGAAGACATCGCTGTCCACCAGGGCCTCGCTCCCGCCGAAGCCGATCTCCGCATCGCCGGCCTGACGGCGAATGGTGACTGAGGTGGCCGCCCCGCTATCGGCCGACCAGCTCGCCGCTTCCCCGTACGCGGCGTAAAGCGAAGCCAGCAGCCGGGCGCGCCGATCTTGCAGGGCGGCCATCGGGTCAGGCGCTCTCGACGTCCAGGGCGCCGTCCTGACCGGCCTTGATCTCGGCGTCGGATGCGTAGCGCGCACGGCCGGCGGCCCGCAGGTTCTCGCCGAGTTCGCCGGGCGCCCGCAGCATCATGCCGATACCGTAGTGCTCATGGCCCGGCTGGACCCAGACCAGGTAGATCTTGTCGCCGGGCTTGCGGCCCTTGGCCTCCTTCGCGGCGGCCTTCGCTTCCTTGGCGTTAACCGGCGGGTTGGGGTCCGCACCAGCGGCGTTGCCGACTGCACCGGCGGCGGGCGTCTCAGGCGAGGCGGGTTTCACCTGATCAGCGGTCTGCGGAGCAGGCGTGGAGTCCGATTTGCTGATCGGATCGGGGGCCGATCCGTTGTCGGCGTCGGCGGCGAAGGCGCTGGCGGCGCAGAGCGCGGCCAGCGAGGCGTAGGCGTAGAGAGAGCGACGCATCGGATGCGCTCCTATGAGGTTTCAGGGGTGGTCGGTTGAGTTTCGGCGGCCGACCGTCCGCCGCCGCCCCCGCGAGCGCTAAGTGACGAAGCCGTCCAGGCGGACCCGGCCCGTGGTGGCCGTGGTGACCTTCGCAGCGACGGCCACGCCGACGCGGGTGTTGCTCGCGGAGGTCTTGGTGAGGCGCTTGTTCGTGTCGTCCCAGTAGACGATGTCACCGAACGCCCACGCCTGGCCGGAGCCCGCGCCCTCGGCGGTGTGATCGTAGACGCCATCGGTTTCGACGGCGCAGGTGTCGCCGGCCACGTTGCTGGTGATGGCGATGCCGAAAATCTTGCCGATCAACACGCCGACGCCGGACGTCGTGCCGCCCGACGGGGCGGTGATGTCCAGGGGGCTGCGGTTGGAAATCTTGGTCTTCATCGGTTTGTCCTTTGCTGGAGGGATTGCCGGGTCGTCTCCGGCGAAGACACCCGACGTCGCCCCGCGAGGCGGCGTCGGGTCTCTGCGCAGGGTCCGAAAATGCGGAGGGCCACCCGTGGGTGGCCCTCGCGCAAGTCAGGGAGGAAGGTGGAGAGCTTACGTGCCGGGGTTTTCGAAGAGGCCGCGGAAGTCGATGGCCTTGGCAGCGAAATCGAGCCGGGCCTTGTAGTCGATGCCGTCGGTTTCGAAGCCGAGGCGTTCTTCCAGGAACACGCCGTCGTCACCTTCCAGGTAGGCGTACTCGATGGTGTCCACTTGGTTGTAGTCCGACGCCATGTACCAGGGCGTGGCGCCCGAGATGCGGTTGAGCCGGACTTCCACCACCACGCTGAAGGCGTTGGAGAACACGTTGACGTCGCCCGTTGCGGTCGCCTGTACGCCGGTCACCAGCTTCTGCGCCGGCAGCTTGTCCTTCGCCGAGACGATCAGCCACTTGGGTGACGCCACGATCGGGCGACCCTCGATGCCGATCTGCGACATCATGGCGATTTCCGCCGCCTGGATGGTGGACTCCTGGATGGCGGCGCCGGCGCCCGCCAGGTTGCCGTGCGAGGTGTGGAAGAGCGCGACGCCGTCGCCCATGTTCGGGTTGGCGATCAACGGCGCGTAGGCGGTGTCGGACTCCAGATCGGCCGCGGCCCGGCCCATCATCGCCGGGATACGGGTCAGGGCGTCCAGGTCGTCATTGATCAGCACCTGGCGGGTGATCGGAATGATCCGACCGTAGGTCCCCAGCGCGTAGACTTCCTTGCCGTCTCCCAGGGTCCCCATCTTGAACTGCCCGCCCTCCGGGACATTCAGGAAGTTCGGAGCGCCGCCGAGCTGGGTGCGGGTGACCTGCTTGAAGTCCGACATCGAGGCGCGGCGCTGCCAGGCCTTGAAGGTCTGCGGCGAGGACTCGTAGGCGTCCCGCAGGGTCTTGCCGACGACGTTGGCGAGGATCGCCGGGAAGTCGGAGGTGGAGTTGGCGCGGGAAAGCGCCTGTCCAGCCAGGTCGCGCTTGCTGAGGCCGCGGGCCTTGAAGCCGTTTTCTTCCAGGTTGTGACGGGCCATCTCCATCAGCGACATGCCCATCCACTCCCGGGCCGCCGCGCCGATGTCGCCATCGAGCTTGTAGACGGTCGGGTTGTAGCGGTGCAGCAGCGCCGAGCTGACGGCCGAGCGGACGGTGTCGCGCTCATCGGTGACGACCCGCAGATGGCCGGCGGGGACCTTGGGGGTTTCGGCCCGCTGTTTGTCGGCGGCGACCTTCAGCAGTTGGGCGCGCGCGGCGTCGGGGGTGAGGGTGTCGACCCAGGTCGCGGTCTGGGCGGCGTCAACGCCGAAGGCGCGAGCGTCTTCAGCGAAGGTCAGCGCCTCCTTGGCGGTCATGCGAGCGGCGCTCGCATCGGGGGCCGGGGCCGGCGCGGCGGGCGTGGGCGCCGGAGCGGCGAGGGCCGCCACTCGGGCCGCTTCGACGCGGGCGGCTTCAACACGAGCAGATTCGGCGCGTGCCGCTTCCTGACGGGCGACTTCTTCCGGGTCCATGATCCGGTTCTCCTTGGGTTTGATGATTACGCAGGGGTGCAGCCCATCGTCAGACCGGACCCCTGCGGCCGGGTCAGCGGGAACGGGACAGAGGGAGACTTCGAGAAGCTCCCATTGGGTGACGAGGTAGACCGGCAGGTCGTCCTGGACGACGCTGGTCAAGGTGAGTTCAACCGGAACGTAGCCGATGGAAACGCCGCGCACCGTACCGGCGGCGACGTCGGCTTCGGCGGCCACAGCCTCGGCCGAGGTCCGGAATTTCGTGCCGAGAACCAATTCGCCGCCTTCGAAGCGGGCCGACAGCACCAGGCCGAATTGGTCTGAGAGGCCCCAGCGCGAGTGGGTGTCGAGAAGCGGGCATTGGCCCGCGGTGACCCGGTCCAGGTTCACCGCCTCGGCCGTGATGGCCAGCTCTTCCCAGTAGTAGCCGTCCATCATCCAGCTGTAGCGCTTGACCCGCGTGCCGGTGGCGGCGGTCAGGTCGACGGTATGGGCGTCTGCGTCGTAGCTGGACGGCGTCGCGGGCCGAAACTGCGTCGCGATCTGCCCTGCTTTGCGGGTCAGGGCGCCGGACGCGAGCAGACGGGCGAGTTCTTCCGGGTCCATGGTCAGCTTCCTTGTTTGTCGCCGCCGCTTTGCAGGTAGCCGGCGGTGATCTGCAGGGCGCCGGCGTCGTTGATGCGGCGGGGGTCGGAGTCGAAGGCGAGGCTCAGGGCGTCGGTGACCGCCAGCCAGCCGGCGATCTCTTCCGCATGCTCTTCGGGGTTCAGGCCGCGTTCGGTCAGGCTCTTGACCATCGACTTCACGCCGGCACGGATCTCCATCAGCTCGCCGGCAAAATCCTTGATCGGATCATTGGAGCGGCGGAGCGGCATCGCCCACTTCCAGGTCACCTCGAGGTAGCGCTTGTCGCCGGTTTCGAGCGCCAGGCGACGCATCCGGCGGTCGGCCATTGCCTGACAGATGAACGGGACCAGGATGTTCTGCTGAATGTCGTCCAGACGGGTGTGGAACGGGTTGGTCAGCGCGCGGAGGCTCGAATAGTTGGCCTGCGACGGGTCGCCGGTGAGGATGTGGTAGGGCACGGTCGTCGCCCATCAGCTCCTGCTTCATCACCAGGACGCCTTCGCCGCTCTGTGGCGGGTTGACGACGTGGGCCGTTTCGCCCGCGCGAGCCCGGAAAACCGCGCCGGGGCGCAGGGTTTCGAACGGCCGGCTTTCGGACCCGCGGCCACCGCCGCCCGGCCCATCGACATCGCTCCAAGGGGTCGTCGCGTCCTGACCGTCAGGTGACGTCAGCACCAGCGCCAGGCAGGCCGCGACCTTCTCCTTCATCAGCTTGGCGTCGGCCGTGTCGGCGACATCGCGAAGCGTGCCCGCGACATGCGCGAGCCAGGAGATGCCCCGGGTCTGACCAGCTCGCCGCTGATCGAAGACGTGGTCGATGTTGGCGGCGCTGTAGCGCTTCGACTGACCACGAAAGCCCATCAGGTCGCCAGGGTGGCGGTCGAACAGCCAATAGGCGACGCGATCGCCGTTTTCGCTGAATTCGACGCCCTGGACGATGCGGTTCAGACCGGCGACATCGACGTTTTTCAGATGGTCGAGGAGCGCACCCTCCACCGCGTGGCAGCGCCCGTCAGGGCCGGTCTCGTCCGGACCCCAGATCAACAGGGTTTCGCCGCCGACGATCATCCCGCTGGTCAGTAGCTTCTGGACCCCGAAGGCATCCTGGCGGCCATCGACCTTTGATTTCATGAAGGCGTCCAGGGCTTCCTGCGCCGCTTTCTGGACCTTCTTCACCTTGTGGACCGCCCGGCCCGAGATCCCGTCGCCGATCAGCTGCGCCGTGAGGTGCATGTCGATAGCGGCGGCGTATTTGTTGTTGCGCACCAGCTCGTAAGCCGTGGCCGAGGCCCGACCTCCGGCGCGCTGGCCCTCACGATCAGCCGACGTCGTCGCGCGGCTGAAACCTTGGTTCCGGCGGCCGTTTTTGGCGACGTCATAGTCGCGCATCGCCGAGAGGGCGTTGCGGGAGGCGACACGCCGCAGAACGGCGCGCGGCGAGAAGGGCTCGATCGCCCGGTCGAGGATTTCCGAGAAATTCACGGCCTAATCCCGCGAATACGCTGTTAGGGAGAAGCCGAACGCCCCGCGCGACGAAGCCGGGGCGGCGCCCACGTTCGCCTTGCGCTGGAAATAGCTCAGCGCGGCCGTCAGATCGGCCATGCTGCGGTAGGTCACCCGCTCACCGTCCTGTTCGATGGTCAGTTCGCCCGAGGCGACGGCCGCCTCAAGGTTGGCGATCTCGGTGGCGTAGTCGGGTGCGGGCATGAGGCCTCCGAGATCAGCGGTCGAACCAATCGTCCCGGGCCGGAACCCAGTTCGAGGATGGGGTTGGCGTCCCCGTGGCCGGGGGATCAGCGGCCACGGGGATCGCCCCCGCCGGGTCTGGCTGCCGCAACTCAGCCGAACTCGCCGGAATAGGGTTGGCCATGCGCGCCACCAGGTCGTCTTGGTCGGCGGGACTGGCGTAGCGGACGGCTTGCAGGGCGAGCCAATCGACCTCGGATCGGCTGTCGAGCGCCATCGCCTCAGCGGCGGCGCGGTTGTAGATGCGGCAGTCGAGCCAGTGGTTCTGACGGCCAGGCTGGACCTTCCAGACCCGGCGCGGCACGCCGTTTTTCGTCTCCACGACGCAGCTCTCGCTGGTCAGCATGTCGAACAGCGGCGCGTCGGCGTGGCGCCCGAAGTGGATGCGGCCGCGCATCGCCTCAGGACGGTGGCCGTTCGCCAGGTCGCGGGCCTCGGTGATCGACGCGCGCAGGAACCCGTAGAAGCTGAACTTGGCCCCGAAGGTCCCCACCAGGTGGGCGTCCTCGCCGGCGTTTTTCTTGCGCTTCTGGCGCGGGGTCTTGCCGAACTGGTGGTGGATCGGCGCGGACCGCCCGAGGATCGGCAGCGTCCAGCCGTCGCGGCCGAACACCGGAAGACGCTTGTTCGAGCGGCGGCAGAACGCCTTGGCGGCCTCGGTGTTGTAGCCGGCGTCGACGCAGATCTGATCGAAGCCGATCGCCTTGCCGCCGGGCAAGGTGAAGGTCCTCTGGGCGTAGTCTTCCAGCAGCCGCCAGGCGCCTTCGCCCGGGACATCGGTCGGACCGGGCAGGAAGCCGTGGTCCAGGCTCCAGTTTTCCAGGCCGAACGCCCAGCCGATGGCCTCGTAGTAGATCCCGTCGCCCTGGACGTCGCAGCCGAGGGTGAAAACCGTGGGTCCCCAGGGCAGGTTGAGCTTGTCCCACTCCTGTTCGCGCAGGATTTCCAGATCCTCGGCCGGCGGTGCGTCGCCCTTCAGCGCGAAGACGTCGCCCAGTTGCAGGTTGGTCCAGGACCGCAGCTTGTTCACGTCGCCCTGGGCGGCCACGAACAAGACGCAGAGCGTCGCCCAGGTCAGGAACGCCGAGATGATCCCGGTGATGTGGAAGCCCGGATCGCGGCCACCGACGCGGCCAGCGTTGTTGCCGTGGCCCCGGCGGGCGCGCCAGGCCTGAAAATCATCCTCCGACATCACCCGCGGGGGCTTTTCACCGTCCTCTTCGACCGTGGCGAGCCAGCCATCGCGCTCGCTCATCAGCGCCTTTTCCCAGTGCGCCGCGGGGTAGCCGCAGCAGGGCGTGGGCAGGTAGGCCAGCTCCGGCTGACCGTCCGGCCACTTCAGGTCCGAGAAGATCGGGTCGAAGCGCGATCCGCACTGGCGGCACTTCAGGTAGTAGCGGCGCTGGTCGCTGGCCTTGTAGGCGACCTCGATCTTCGACGCGCCGAGATTGGTCGGCGTGCTGATCTTGATCCGCTTGGCGATGCCCTGGCGGGTGAACACCGTCTGGCGGGCGGTCACCATGCTTTCCGGCGAGCCCTGGTTGTCCAGGTCGTCGGGAAACTGGTCGAGATCGTCCTCGATCGCGAAGCGGATCGAGTGCTGGCGCAGCGTCGCCGCCGAGTTGGCGCCGGCGATCAGCATCCAGCCGCCGTTGCGGAACCGGACCCGCAGCGCCGTGGTCCCCGCGCCGTCCCGCTGGCGCTTCGGCATGATCGTGCCATGCCGCTCGGGGTTCAGTCGGGGCGTCGCCTCCACCATCGGCCAGAATTTTTCCGCCAGCCAATCCTTCGCCGCCGAGATCGTCGGGCCGATGTACATCAGCGGACCTGGCGCGACGTCGGAGACGTAGCCGACGAAGTTTTCCGCCGTGGCCGAGCCGCCGGACTGGGCGCATTTGATGATCGACACCGTCGGCGCCGGATCGTGCGGCGACGCGACGTCCATCATCTCCACCAGGTACGGCGCGGTGTCGTGGTTCCACGGCCCTTCGATCGGCGCGCCCTCACCGAACACCCGATACTTCGCGGCCCATTCCG